AGTTAGCAGTATGATAGTGCCCTCTACGAAAGCCTATTGGCAAACCAAATGATAGCGATTAGCCCAAATCTGATTACAAAATGTCAGATTTGGGCTTTTGTTTATATTCAGAAAAAAGAGGCTCTAAAATTAACATATTTTATGCACAGCTGCACAGTAAAAAATCACTACTGTGCAGGTTTTTGCTCACTCTAACTCCTTATATTATAATATATTATATGTAAATGCACAGATACACAGTAAAAAGAGGGTAAAACATTATTCTGGAGAAAAGTGTATTTTGGAGGGTATAAAATATACTATTCTCTAAATAAAAGTTTAGAAAAAAAGGTGTGTGTCTGTGCAGGTGCTTCCAACTCTCTCTGCGATAGGTAGTTACCGTGTTTACATGTTCAACCGTGTAAATATAATTCATTTGTAAACTTTATTTGTAGAAAAAGGCCTAACTGCCCGTAGGTTGGTCTGGTGCGATTTGTTGCCTACCTTTGTGTCATGATTGAAAACGGCGTGAATAGCTTGAACAGTCCAAACCGTCCCGATACCTGGATGGTCCGATTACTGGTCTACTACTCGTGCATCTCTTTAAGAGACCGCGAGCACACACGTGTGATACCTTATTAATACCAACTAACAAACAAACTATGGCAGGAAGAGCAAAGAAGGAAGCCGCCCCGGATACGAAAGTGGCAATTACCAAGGGACAAGCGACGGGCAAAGCCCCCGCCCCCAAAGACGATTTGAAAAAGTGCAAAGAACTTTATGAGGTTGTGCAGACGCGCGGCTGCAAAGGCGCTACGTTGACTACCATCGAGGAGTGCGTCGATTACGTAGCCGAGTACATGAACTTCTGCGAGCGAAACCCGTTCATTACTTATGAAGTCCTAAAGGGCGGAAACGCAGCCGGGCAGAAAGTACCTATAGAAAAGAAACGCGCACCATCGCTCGGCGGCTTCTGCCTTTTCATCGGGTGGACTTTACGAGCGTTCAAGAAGAACGGCGCACAACTTGAAAAGCTGGCAGAGGATGGGAACGAAGACGCGGCCAACTTATTGACCGGGTACGCCCTTATCGCCGAACTCATTGCAACCGATATGGACGAAAGCGCGCTTGCTGGTGTGGTAGATGCTAACTACATGGCGAAACTTAGAGGACTACGAGACCTTAAAGACGTTACAAGCAACGGCAAAGAAGCAGGCACAAAGGCTATGCAGGTTAACGTGCTTTCAGAGGACGCCGTGAAGAACCTACAGAAGTTAGGAGGCATTTAGCGTATGAACGTTACATTTACTTTTGAAAAGATACTGGCAGCTTTCGTAGACCCGAAGATACGCGGTGTAGCCTCTAAAGGCGGTACGCGTAGCGGCAAGACATGGGCAACCCTACAGATGTTGCACATACTGGCGCTTAGCAACCCACAACCGCTCGTTATATCGTGTGTGGCGGCTACGTTCCCAATGATTAAGCGCGGTATGCTCCGAGACTTTAAAGCCATGGTAGCAGCCGAGGGGTATTGGGACGAGAACAAATTTAATAAAACGGAAAGCACCTATGAATACCCGAACGGCACCATAGTAGAGTTCTTCTCTTGCGATAATGCCGGGAAGGTGCACGGTCCTGCACGTGATATACTTTTCGTCAACGAGGCGCAAGGCATACCGCGGGAAATCTTTAGGCAGCTCGATATCCGTACACGTAAGAAGGTTATCATCGATTACAACCCCGTGCGTAAGTTCTGGGGCGAAACAGAGTTCGTAGGTGACCGATACGTTACGATACATTCAACGTACAAGGATAACCCGTACTTGACCCCCGAGCAGGTGGCAGCCATCGAGAAGAACAAGAACGATGCCAACTGGTGGCGCGTGTACGGTGAGGGCTTGACGGGCGGCGTAGAGGGTAACGTTTACCCCGAATATGAGGTTATCGACGATATGCCGGAAACTTACACGGGCAGGTGCCTGGGGCTTGACTTTGGTTTCGTGAACGACCCCACCGCAATAGTAGACATACGCATGGAAGGCTGGGACTTGTTCGTAGACTTGCTTTGCTATGAGCAGGGTCTACTGAATAGTCATATAGCGGACTACTTGAACGCTAATGCGCTTAACCGCGTGATAACGGTGTGCGATAGTGCGGAGCAAAAGAGTATCGTGGAGCTACAGCAGAAACGTATCAAAGCAATACCGTGTGTTAAGGGGCGAGGCTCCGTAGCGGCTGGTATTGCACAGGTGAAGCAGTTCAAGCTGCACGTAACAAAGCGTTCCGTTAAGCTACTTGATGAACTGGATAACTACAAATGGATTAAGGACGAAGTATCGGACACATACACCAACGAAGCTATAGACGCGTGGAACCACGCACTTGATGCACTCCGTTACGGTGTGGACTTCTTGATACGTAAATACAGACCCAAATAATGAAAAAGTTTATATTGAAATGGATATATCGCATAACAGCGATAAACAACCGAAAGGTTTTATTAAGAGTTGCTAACCTACCGGCGAACGGAACCGTCCGAATAACCAAGGACGAGGAAAAGCTACTCAAAAATATGATAAAGTACTGCCGCCCCTCACAAGTCGCTACGCGCAATGGGAAGGCCGTGTACAGGCTTGTAGACGTAGAGGGCATAACTCTATGGTCTATGTTTGAAGCGCGCCGTGCAGAGGACGCAAACGGGCGTATCAAGGCATGGACTAATGACAACTATGAGCCCAAGACAATTCTCGACGCTGCAAAGCTTGATAAGTTCATCGTATCGCAAATGGAGATTGCAGACGGTCTTGAACAAATCTTGTTCCAGAGCATGCCGCAGACAGGCGAAAGCGCGTTGACGGGTGACGAGACGATTAAACAAGCAAAGAACCTACTCGGACTTGTGCAGATTACGGCAGAGCTTTTCCACTGTAGCTTTGAGGACGCAAAGCAAATAAACTACTCGGACGCTGTGCTGGCTATCTCCAAACGTAACGACGAGATAGAGAAGGCAAAGCGAGAAATGAAGAAACAACAAATGAAAAACAGATAGTTATGACTTTTGAAACAATAATTAACACAGCTAACGCCCGGGCAACAGCACTGGGCAAAACGCTGATATTCGGAGATACCGCCGTACAGAACGTAGCGGCTAACGAATTGGGTGACGACTTTTTTACGCTTGACGTAACGACTGGAAGCTATACGGATACGAACGTACCTAACAGCAGCGCCTACACGGTAGTCATTCGCTGCATGGGTACATCGGCTTATATGCGAGACGATGCCGTAGAGATAGCAACTTTGATACGTACAGACCGGCTTTTGCACGAGATGCTAAAGAGCTTCATATGTGGCTACGAGATTGGCTCGCTCCGTATTGCCAAAGTACAGAACCAGTACGACACCATCAAATCGGGTTGGGAGGCAACGTTCGACGCATACAAGTATGGGGCGTGAACTTAATACCGTTTGCTTTCTGATGGTTTACTTCGTACTTTTGTGCATTGTTTAAAAACAAAAGAACATGAAAATCATCAGAAACAACTTTATCCCGGTTAAGGGCTTCAAAGCGATTAACCTATTCGGCGTGCTGTTCGTACGTGGTAACGCGGTAATTAGCGAGAAGACGCTAAGACACGAACACATTCACACGATGCAAATGCGCGAAATGCTGTACGTGCCGTTTTACTTGTGGTATGGTATTGAATACGTTATTCGCTTTTTCGCCTGGAGCTTCGAGAAGAAACCTTGTGACCCGAACGACAAGCCCTATGACCGAATGAGCTTTGAGAAGGAAGCCTATGGCAACGAGCACGATGTATACTACCCGAAGACAAGGAAACATTTTAGCTGGTTTAAGTATATTTAACTATGAACAAGGAAGTTACCCAATTAGTTAGGCAGATACGCGACGAGATAGTAGCCAACTACTATCGCATGAGGCTTAACGCTTCGGGTCGCTTCGACAGGGAAACAGAGGTGGTAGAGTATGCAGGCGGCGTGAAGATAGAAAGCCCGGCATACATCTATCAGATGGAAGACGGACGGGCAGCAGGCAGCTTCCCGCCCGTTTCTGCCATCAAGCAATGGATTAAAGACAAGAACGCGAACGCCGGTACGGACATACCAGAAGAAGCGGCATACGCGATAGCATACGTTATCAAGCGCGACGGTATTAAGGTTCCTAACCAATACAACGAGGGCGGCGTAGCAAGTAAGATACTAACCCCCGAGATGGTACAACGTATCACAGTAGAGGTGTCCCGGATAGTACGGGCGGAGATATTAACCATTTTAACTAAAAAGCAATGATAATAAGAAATCTATTAACTAACGAAACCACCGCGGAAGCTGGCTATACGATAATTGGCGGCATCGGCGCAGGCATATACAGACCTATACGGTTGGAGCAGGTAGGTTCAGTTACGAGTATGGCCCTTTCCTTTTCACGTAATGGCACTACCAAGGCAACCGCCGTAGTGACCCCATACGAGGGCGCGGTATTGGACATATCGATGATGGCAGCAGCCACGCCGAGCATAACGGAGAGCATTAATGCAGGGCTGGGCTTTACTGACTTCGTAGACATTGTGTCAATACAATACCGGGAGGGTACATTAAAATCTATCACTATGCGCGTTATACACGCCCCTATAGCGGACGGGCGATTTACGTCACAGGCGAGCACGCGCAACCTATCCGACTACGGCAACGGGCTGTTTAACCAATTGGATTTTAGTTGCGCTTCGTTTCTTAATAGCCCACTGACGGGTAAACCTTTTAGCTTTGCCTTGAGATACGGACAGCTTACGGCAAACTCGGACGGTAGACTACGCGCCCGATATGGAGGTGCAAGTACATCTTCCGTATGGGCGAACGGTGGGTATGTCTCTTCAAGCACGAGCCTCACGTATTACGAGTTCAGAACCGCAAACGATGCCAGCGTATGGGGCTACGCACGTTTTGAACGTAAATACCCGTATTGCCCCAGCCCTAACAAACGCGTAACGCTTCGATGGCTTAATAGCAAAGGCGCTTATGATACGATGTATTTCGACCAATACCGCATTGTGCCTACTTACTTGGTTAACTTCTCGGGTGGCAACCGCGTGTTGTCCTACGACGTTACAATAAAAGTAGTAGTAACCGATGATAACCAAAACGCGCTGTACTGGCTTTCACGCTCGGGCGAGGTTGCCGGGGTATTCCCTTTGGCTACTAACCAGTGGGCACGCGTTACGATACAAAACCCAAACGCGTTGAACATACAAGGCGGTGCAACGGGACGAGTAGCGGCGTTTAAATGTAAATTTGAAATTATAGAACCTTAACAATATGGATTTAACAATACGAATTAATGGCGAAGTGATAGACGGTGTAACCGCGAACTCGGTAAAACTGACTATCAACAACCCCGACCCCCTTAAGTTTACGGAGCAAACGGTTAGTTACTCCGGGACAATCAACATACCGCGTTCAGAAGTAAATGACCGGGTGTTCCGTTCCGAGCGTTTCCCGGGGGCGTTCACAAGGACATCCCCGTACCGTGCCGAATTGTATTTCGGGGGCTTCAATATTCCGTTCGGCAGCGGTTTGTTCCGTGTACGTGTAACGGCAGACGAAGACGGCTACAGCCTTGAATTGATAGAAAACATATCGAAGCTTTCGTCGTTACGTGCCCCAGTGGTGGCAATACCTAAAATGGAATCACCGGCATATCAGTTTTCGACGTATATAGATAGCCTTAATTACGCGTACCCTAACGATGTTACCATACCTACGATATACGCGGCGAACAGGTCAACGCCCTTGCTTATGTCATACATCGCAGACCGAGTTACAAAAAAGGCAGGTGATTACAAGGACGCTGAAAGTCAGTTGGTTTTTAAAGGCGCGCATGACGGGTTAGAAGGCTCGGTATATGCTGCTAACTATATGATAGCGGAAAACAACGAGGTAGCCACGTGTTTTACCTACATGACTGGTTCGGAATTCGATTTAAGGTTTACAGACGATTCGTTTATAGTCCTTCCGCCTTCCACGCCTTCTACCGTTTATCTTAGAAGCAACGGCGGTACATTTGCTTTGCCATTTCAGCGCGGCGCGGTAAGACCCGACGGCAATCACCCATATTACCCGGTAAACCCTGGTAGTACATCGTGTTTGGTTACCCCGAGGCCTTCACACGATTTGAACTTCGGGTTTACTACCTCGGCCGTGTCGGGGGTTTACTCGGGCACACCGATTACCACCGTACCGAATGCAGAAGCGTACTATATATCGTTCAAAATTAATTCGGTTACCGCCCCGGAGTATGCCCGGGACTTGGTGGAAACAATGGGTGTTGATACGCCTTTCGGGATTGTGCAGGCATTCTGCAAAGCGTTCTGTTGGACGTATGAATTTAAGTCCAAACCGTTTGCACTGACACTGAAACCATTTATAAACCCGTCTACTATTTCTACGTACCGGGTTGACTGGACGGGGAAAATAGATACATCAAGCATAAAGGTTGCAGAAGCCGCTGGCGCTGCAAGAACATACACAGTGCAGGTAGGCTCGCTTAAACAGACGGTAGGCGGCTATGGTGGTGCCATATCTACGCAGGAGACGGTAGGTGAGAGCGCGTTCCCGGTGAACCCCGGCGCGCAAAGGCCATACGCCTCTATGATTAGGTTGGCAGGCTCGTACGTACCCGATAACTATTTCAACCGTGCGAGCGGTTATCGCGCTACGATAGCAGAGCATTACTACCGTTTCTCCCCCGGATGGCAGGTGACGGCTAAAATGAACCTATCATATTTTGATATTCAGAAAATGAAGTCCGACGCGCTTTATTTCGTAGGTGAGCTTAACTACTGGTTTTACCTCCGAACGATAAGCAATTGGGACCCGTCAACAGGAAATGCGAACGTTACGTTAATCGCAGTTAAAAATTAATAATTTGGATTATGGCAACAGAAAAAGTTACTCTATTAGACCTTTCGTTTGATACGTCTTCGGCCCTCGATGGGTTGGACGCTCTTATAGCAAAGTCCGTCGAACTGGCAGAAACAAAGAGCCAGCTAATGGCAGCGCTTAAGGACGAGAAGAAACAGTTGGACGAGGCAGGCAAGTCGTACAAGGCTGGGACAATCGGTCAAGACGAGTATAAAAAGGCGGTAGGCGATGCGACAAAGGCTCAAATCGAATTGAAAAAGCAGTTGTTAGATGTTAACGCCTCTATCTCCGATAACAACCGAGAGATAAAGACGAACACCACCCTACTAAACAGTCAAGAGGGCAGCGCAGACGCGCTTCGGGCGCAGCTCGCAAAGAACACTAAGGAGCTGAACTCAATGAGTGCAGCGACGCGCAACAACACAGAAGAGGGGCAGAAGCTTGTCACCGAAACAAAGGAGATAAGCGACAGACTTAAGGACATGGAAAAGGCAGTAGGCGATAATCGTAGGAACGTAGGTAACTATGCGGAAAGCATACAGGAAGCCATGAGCAGCACACAAGGGCTTTCCGGGGCTACAGCGGCTATGGCTACGTCTCTATCGGGTGGCGTGAACATCCTAAAGGTGTTTAACGCTACGTTGAAAGCTAACCCCATATTGGCAGTAGTTTCTGTTATACTGGTTCTCGTGTCTACGATTGAAAAGTTAATGAAACGTAATAGCGAGATGGCCGCAAACCTAAAGGCGGCATTCGCCCCGTTTGAGGTTATCTTCTCGCGCATACTGGACGGCGTTACCGAGCTTCTCGGGGGTGTGGCAAAGGCTTTCGAATGGATAACGGAAAAGGTTGTAAACTTGCTTTCGTCTATCGGTCTTATTACCGAGGAGACCACAAAGGCAGCGAACGCAGCCAAAACACTCACCAAGCAAGAGCTTGCAATATACGAGGCAGAAACGAACAACCTCGTAACATTGTCGGCGATGCGTAGAGAACTGGAAGCGCAACGTACCATTGTAGGGGACCAGCTAAAGACCGCAGAAGAACGAAACGCAGCAGCTCAAAAGGCTATTGCGATTTCCAAGCAGATGGAGAAAGCCGAGATAGACGTACTACAGCAGAAGTACAATCAAATCAAGGCGCAAAACGAATTGGGTTACACCAGCAAAGAAGACAGACGCGCCGAGATGCAAGCACTGGCAGACCTGCAAGCACGGCAAGCCGATTACATAGGGCAGCGTAAAGAGTTGGAGAACCAGGCGAGCGGTATTGTAAAGGCACAGATAGCCGCCAATGCAGCAGCTTACAAGGCAGCCGAGGAAGCAAAGGCACAAGCCGCAATAAAGGCAGCACAAGACGCGGAGAACCAAAAGCGCGCTTTACAAGAAGCTACCATAAAGCAGATGGAAACAGCGTTAACAGCTCTTAACCTTTCGATGCAAGCTAAGGAACTGGAAAACAACACCATCGGAACGAAGTTGGAAAACGAAAAGGCATACGTCGAGGAAAGTTTAAAACTTGAAAAGTACAGACTTGAGCAGGGTCTCATTACGCAGCAAGAATACGCCAACAAGGAAGCCGAATTTAATTTGGGTATACAGCAGTTGGAGATGCAACGTACAGAGGAACAAGACGCTCTTATGAGGGAGCGCAAAGCGATGGACGCGGCGAACCTTCATGAGCTTAAGATGGCAGAAGTTACTAACGAATTCGATATGCGGCAGATGCAACTCGATGCGCAATACGCGCAAGAGATTGAAGCAGCCGAGAAGATAGGAGCTAACACCGCGTTGATACAAGCCAAATACGAGAAGGCGAAGGAGGCGAACACGAGGGCACGCGTTAACGCAGAACTGACGATGACCGCAGGACTGGCAGGGCAAATGTCAACACTCTTAGGGGAGCAAAGTGCTATAGGTAAGTCATTTGCGGTTGTTCAAGCGACAATAAATACTTACTTAGGTGCAACAAAAGCTCTCGCCACTAAGGGTATACTCGGTATTGCGGAAGCCGCTATCGTGATTGCTTTCGGTATGAAACAAGTCGCTACGATTGCAAAACAGAAAGACCCCGATACGAAAATTAACACATCGGTCAAGAAGTATGCAAAAGGTGGGCAGATATACGGTCGTTCCCATGCACAAGGCGGCGTGACGTTCCGGGGCGATAATGGGCAAGTGTTCGAGGCGGAAGGCGGTGAGAACGTCTACATCATGAAGAAGACAGCGAGCGCCGAGATTAACGCACTATCTGCACTCAACGAGGCACACGGAGGCAACTCATTCGGTACCTCGGGGCTTTACAAGTTTGCCGATGGCGGTATGGTTGCCGGGATTTCCGAAGTTAACCGGGTAGCCAAGCAAGCGGAGAGTATGAAGTTATCAAACGAAAGTATTAACCAACTCGCCGGGGTAGTTATCGACGCAGTAATGAGCATGCCCAACCCGGTTGTATCGGTGCAGGATATCAACAACGGACAGAACGGCGTTTCAGTAGTTCAAGGGCTGGCAGCATTTTAAACCATTAACTCGTACAGAGATGGCAGTTTACCATATACTGCCTATCTTTGCACGTGTTACAACAAAGACAAATTATATGAAATTTAGAAAACTTAGAATTATTCAAGCCGGGGTTACTACCAATTTTGGTACATACGAAGGCAAGGAATTTCCGTTAGTCATTACGGAGACCGCAGTTCAAAGCGTTGTAACGCTCGGCAACCTTAAGCCTATCCATTGCAGGCGCACCCATAACGGGGCGGATATGCTCGACGGGTATTTAGGTAAGTTCGTTAACTTCGTCTACGAGGACGGCGTAGCTTATGCCGATTTGGAATTATCCGAAGCCCTACAAGCCGCCTACCCATCCGAGGCAAAATTCATCTCCGAGATGATAAAGAACGAACCCGATATGCTGGGCATTTCAGTGGTAGGCATAAACAATCAGACATTAAACGGTGATGTGCTGGACGTTACCGAATTTTTTGAGTTATACTCATGCGATTTGGTAGGTCTTCCAGCAGCCACCACAAGCTTATTTAATAATCAAAACGAAAAGAAGATGAACAAATTTTTTAGTTCTTTCGCTTCTCTATTCAAGAAGTCGAGTTTTGCAACAGAGACGGTTGAGACCGTAGACGGTGCAAGTATCACGATTGAAGCGGCAGGCGAAACAATGGCTATTGGCGACAAGGTTTTCGATAGCGAAGGCAATGCCCACCCGGACGGCAAAGTAGAAGTGCAGGTTGAAGACGGTGTATTGGTTATCACCATTGCAAACGGTGTTATCGAAAGCGTAGAAGCTAAGGCAGAAGAGGAAGTAAAAGAAGAAGAGATTGAAGTTAAAACCCCAGCCACCGCAGACGTACCCGAAGAGTTTGCAAACCGTATGGCAGCTTTGGAAACCTCGGTTACTGAACTCACCGCAACACTGGAAGCTATGACGGCTCAATTTAACAGAGCGACACCGAAACCCGGCGTACCGCCCGTTAACATGCCGAAGAAGAAAGAAACAAAATTATCAAAAGAGGCTGTAGCAGAGGCAGCTAAAAAATTTTACAACAAATAACTAAAAACAAAAGATTATGGCTTTTACATTTACAGACCTTAACAAACTGAACCTCAACTCACTTAACGAGGTTATTTCCTTAACCGTAGGACTTGCCGGCGAAATCGCACAAGGCATTACAGTAATGAACGGCATCCCCAATGGTACACCCGTTGTTTCCCTTACAGCAGCCAACAAGGCATTGCGCAAATCAGCAGGGTGTAACGGTGAATACTTTTATAATAGCGTAGCTGACAAGGTTAAATATTACCAGCACGCACCTATCGAACTGCCTATCGAGATTTGCTTGCAAAGCTTGTGGGGTAAGATGGTAGCGAAGGGTATCAACCTTGATGACAACTTCTCTGAAACCGAATTGGCTGGTTTTATTCAGTCCGAGGTATTGAAGGTATTAGAGGCTGACTTGCTTCGTTTGGCTTGGTTGGACGGTAACGTATCGGTAGAAGCAACTGGTTACGGTATCTTCACTAACGGCGGTATTATCAAGCAGTACAAAGACAGCACAAAGACTGAAAAAATATTGGTTCTCGATACGAATGGCGTTCTCGCTGCATTGCGTGGTGCTATCGACGCACAACGTCCCGATACGCTTGACAACTCCGAGTTCTTCGTTACGTCTAACGTTATGCGCTTGTACAAGAACTTGTTGCAGACACGTGATAACAGCGTAGCGCAGTCCGATATCGTTGACGGCCGCCCGGTGTATTACTTCGAGGGTTACAAGATTAACGAGCTGAGACACGTTTCTAATGCAGCTACCGCTGATGGTTTGGACACCGCGTTTATCGCGTTCACTCCGAAAGACAACATTCAGATTGCACTGGAAAGCGCCGGTACGGTTATCGCTCCGTTCATCCAGGACGCAAAGAGCAGAAACTACTACTCACAGACTTTGTTCGCGGCTGATGTCATGCTGGTAGCCCCTGAGAAAATGCAGTTGTGGTTAACTGCAAGAGCATAAATAAATTCATTTACTAATTAAAGGGGGGTTGGGATATTAACCCAGCCCCTTTTTTATTTCAAATAATATGGGAAAAAGTTGTTTAAATAAACTTAGTGGAAACATCACTGTAGGTTGTACAATTCCGCAGGTAGGCGTGAAGAACATCTACCTAATGCACAAAGAGGACGTTACGCCGACGGCGGACGCTAATTCTACGGTTATTGTATCCGCTGCGTTTGCTTCGGGTAGCAGTGTTATACTTGTAGAGGGGTATAAGCAAAACATACAAATTACATCGGCTATCCGAACGACGGACGCTTCGGCAAAATTAGATTTCAGCATTATGTTTAAAATGGCAGGTAGAGACACCGCTACTAGTTTGCGTGTACGCTCGCTTTTGAGCGGTAGATTCTATGTCCTTGCTGAATATCAAGATGGTACATACTCGTTCATTGGTTTCACCTCTCCGCTGGAGTGTTCCGGAATGGATTGGGACAGCAACGCCAATGCTGGGTTTACTACGGTAACGCTGGCAGCCCCGGAGGGTTCAGCAGGAAATTACTTAATGACTGCGGCGGTTGCCGCCATCAATTCAATCAAATCAAAAGTAGGAGCTTAAAGATATGGCATGTATTACAAAATTGGCAAGCGCAATTGCTTATGATTGCGACAGTGGCGCGACCGGTTTGGAGAGCGCATTTATTATTAATAAGGCGGACATAGAGAGCTACACGGTAGCATCAACCACCGGCGTAGTTACGGCCCTTACTCTGGTAAGTGGGGCAAAAGCCTACAAGATTGACACCGTGAAGAGGTCGTTAGTAGTGTCGGCTTCTCTAAAGATAAACGACGGCGCGCCAAATGCCTATTCGCATTCGGCAAGCATCATTCAGACCGAGACCATTGGCGATGGACCCCGGAATGCACTGAACGCTTTCACTAACGGGTCGTTTGTCGTAGCGGCTAAATGGTTAAACCGGGCTGCCAGGATGATTTACGGCTTGTATTACGGCATGTCCGCAACGGAAATAGAAAACAATTCGCACGATAACGGAGGGTGGACTACAATAACACTGGAAACCCCGGAAAGCGTTATCGGGGAAGATGCAATAAGGTTATCAGATGCTGTATATGATGCCCTTTTGGCGAAAGCAGTAGAATAGTAATTAACTAAAAAGAAAGGAAAAAATAATATGGCATGTATAGGAAAAATAGCGGCGAACTTGGCTATGCCTTGCGGCGCACCTGCACAGGCAGACTTAGGTAGACCAGTATCGGCAAAGCTTATTAACGCTTCGAATATAGCGAGTTTTACGGTTACCGAACTCGAGGGCGCTAAGATTACAATGATACCTGGGACAAGGGGCTACGACATTACCACGGTTAACAACGCTTTGGTTGTTACGGTCGGCCTTAAGTCGCAGGACATTATGCCCGGGGCTTACGACGTATCAATTACGTTTAAATCGTTTTCCGGGGCTGGTTATATTACAAGCTCTGGAGCGCCTATGGGTATCGTAGGCCCGACAGCGCGCGCGGAACTCGTTATTGCGGTAGACCACGGCGATGTGGTACGCGTTTATGGTTTGGGCGCTCCCTTGGTTTGTACCGAGTTGTCTGGCGATTCCAGCGCGAGCGCATATGTAACATACACGTTTGGCGTTGAGGATTGGCAGGTAGGGACAACAGTTCATGATATGAGTAGAGCAGATTACGACGCGTTGTCTACGCCAGCAGTAGCACCAGTAGCACCAGGAACATAATAAATCAAAAAGAAAATGGCAAAAGAATTAACTAATACTACGGGGCAGGGCGAAAGCACTGCACCCGTTGTTGTTGAACCGAAGGTTGCAACATTACAGGAAAAGTTGGATGCGTATTACACAATGACAGGTCTAAAACTTGACCCTAATTGTCATATGGATATGGAATATTTATCTTTGTGGTATGAAACGAAGTATTTAACTAAGGTAGTTTTCAGATGGGCAATGAAGCCCGGGGCGCGTATCGTGCATTACGTCGATGGCATCGTGTATAAGAGCGCGAACATGACAGACGAAATCGCGGAACGCCTTATGACTGAAAACCCAGCTTATGCGGAATGCTTCGTAGAAATCAATAAAAAGGAGAATTAAATATGATAGGTTACAGACGTTTCGCGCTTGTTGTCGAAAAGGCGCTTAAGTTGTCCGCTAATACGGGCGATAAAATTATTAATTACGGAGATGGCAACTTATATCCGCAAGAAATAGCAGAGCTTATATACGCTTCCAAGACAGCTACGGCGGCAGTTGAGAAAATGACCGAGAACATTATTTGTGAGGGCTTCAAAAACGAGGACTTCGCGGCAATAACAAACGGGAACGGCTGTAACATGGACGATGTTTTAGAGGCTACGGCAAACGATGTTGCACGTTTTAGGGGCTGGGCTTGGATAGTCCAATATGGTTTGACACCCGAAGGCTACAAGCCCCGAAACGTGTACAACGTTCCGTTTGAGTATGTCCGTGCCGAGATGAACGATAATTATTTGAAAGACCCGGCCATAAAGAGATGGCGCGTTTTCAATAATTGGGACAGGCAGAACGTCAAAGCGACGAGCAGCGCACAGAACTCCACAGTATACCCGACCTATGACCCGGAAAACTTCGCTTCAGAAGTTGAGGAATGCGGCGGTATCGAGAACCATAAAGGGCAACTATTATACGTGAACCTTGGTACAACGCGCCCATACCCCCTTAGTACGTTCCATGCGGTACGAAACGAGATGGGCGCGGAGGACAAGAACGGTAAATACGTTAACCGTACTTTGGGCAGGGGTTTCCACATGTGTAGCATCGTGTCGCACGGTGATTTCGAGACCGAGCAGGCACAGCAAGAGTTCCGCGATACGTTAGCCGATATGATGGGTAGCGAGAACGCTGGCTCCGTGCTTACAGTAAGGGACGAAAACGTAGCTACGGACAAACCATTTATCAAGGTTGACCAGTTGGGAAGCCCTATAGATAGAGAGCTGTACAAGGCGTATGTAGAACCCCTTAGAAAGGACATCGCTATATCGGCATATAACATTCCGTTACCCCTTATTGATAGCTCTCTGATGACCTATTCTAACGCTTCGGGCGAGGTTATAAAGGAGTTGCAAAAGGTCTATCGCAATAGCCTGCAAAAGATACGTCAGCGCATTTCGCGCGAGTTGTACCAAGTGTTCGGGGTTGACCCGTCAGTTACAGAAATTAATAATAAATTTGAAGAAGATGGCATACCCGGTGGAAGTGTTCCGTCAGTTGTTTGAGATAGCAACAGACGTTAAAGTCAACAAGATAGAAAAAGCATTCTTCGAGGCAGACCTACTCGACATATTGCCGCAGATAGGCAGCATGTACGATGCCGTACCGGATAAATATATCGCGGACGGGTCTAACTTCGCAGGACTTGAAAAGGTTATTTGCTACTACGCGTTCGCGCGGTATTTGCAGATAGCAGACCAAAACAGTACGAGCACGGGTATGAAGATTCAGACATACGGCGGCTCGGTAGTCGTTCCAGATACAAGCAAGGTTAAAAGGTTTGAAGCCGAACGGGGCAAAGCAGACCTTTTTATAGAGCCGTTGATTTGCCGAATGAAGGCGGACGGGTTTATAAAGGCATGTACAGTATTGAATACCCGTATAGGGCTAATCAAGTGATAGAACAATTTGAGACCTATTTCCGCACGTTTTTTGCTGTGACCGTTCTTGCAGTAGTTACGGATATATGGGACTTTATATTTTTAGTGATTATCGTTACCGCGTTGAATTGGTTGGTAGGTTATTTGGCAGACCGGGCGAAAGGAAAGCCTTATAAGCACAAAAAGACTATGCAGGCGGTTAAGGAGTTGTTTTTAACCAATGCAATTCTATTCTTTGTAGCACTCACATGCAATATGTTGGAACCTGGGATAGATTATCAGCTTTTAGTTAAGGCGCTCACGGGTATATTCCTTATTATATACGTGAGGAACATAACCAAGAACCTACGGATTATCCAACCGTCTAATGACTTTATAAAGGTGCTGAATAGTATTGCCAATAGCAAATACTTTAGCCTTAAAAAGAAGATTAAAGACGGCGAATTTGAAATACCCTTAGAAGAAAAGGAGAAAGAAGATGGCGAACAGCAGTAAATTAGTACCGTTCATCCTACAGTGGGAAGGCGGTTTCGTTAACGACCCGGACGACCTGGGGGGTGCAACAAACAAAGGTATCACCATAGGCACATTTACTGAATACAAGAAGCGGAAGGGGCAAAAAGCCCCTACCGTTACCGACTTGAAAAACATATCTGATGCCGAATGGCACGATGTTTTCAAGTCTTTGTATTGGGATAGGTGGAAAGCCGATGAGATTAAAAACCAATCAGTGGCAAATATCTTAGTTGATTGGGTTTGGGCTTCTGGTTCGCACGGTATAAAGCGCCCGCAACGTCTTTTGGGCATTAAAGCGGACGGTATCGTAGGTAAGCAAACAATTGCAGCTCTTAACGCTATGGACGCGGCTACGCTCTTTAAAATGATTAAAGACGATAGGGCAAAGTTCATCGACGAGATATGCAAGGCGAGACCCAAAAACGAGAAATACCGCAAAGGATGGATGAACCGTATTAATGCAATTCACTATGAATAAATTACAAAAGATAATTATAGGCTTTGCAGTCCTTATGGTGCTATTTGGTGCAATAACCAAGATGGTAGACACCATAAGGAAGCAAAGAGCCGAAATAGGACGTTTAGAGCGTAACGTTGAGGCGATGAACGACGTGCAGATAGAGTATAAAACCAAGCTCGGAGACGCGGCAGTGAAGTGTAAAGTGCTGGAGATGTCGCACAAGGAGCTAAAGAAGACGAACGCAGACCTATATAAAGAGGTGGACGCGCTTAATGTCCGGGTGAAGGACGCGCTTTCCGCCACCCGTACCGTCACCAAGACAGTAATAAAGGAAGTTGTGCGTACCGATACGGTAGCCGGCGAGCTGATAGCGGAATACCGGGACGCATGGAACACGATACAAGCAAGGGTTAAACGGGATAGCACGGAATTAAGCTACCAAGGTAGGGACACGATAACGGGTGTTATCACAGTCCGAAAGAAAAGATTCTTGTTTTTCAGATGGGGGGTCAAGGCTATAGAGCACGACATATCAAACAAAAACCCCAAAACAAAGATAGATATAGACATAGCTGTAAAGCTAAAATAATTAGGAAATGGAGGGCTGTTAACAGTTCTCCATTTTTTGTTTACATTCGTTAACCACAGCCTGCACAGTAAAAAATCACTACTGTGCAGGTTTTTGCTCACTCTAACTCCTTATATTATAATATATTATATGTAAATGCACAGATGCACAGTAAAAAGAGGGTAAAACATTATTCTGGAGAAAATAGCATTTACCACTATAGAACGAGCTGTAAAAACCACTATATTCTGAATATAAGTTTAGAAAAAAAGGTGTGTGTCTGTGCAGTGCAGTCTACGCCATTGGAAATCAGCACTTTAGCTTACACCGGCTATTTCTTTACATCTTTTCACTTTTGATTAAGGTTTATTAGCACAAAAAGAGATACAACCTATTGATATTTGCCATATCTTTGTAATGTCAAAAGGAAGCAAGGGTTTCCCGGATGGCAGGAGGTCACCAGGACATTAAATTGGAAATAACCGTGAACAAGTAAGAACGTAGATTTGTTATCATTGTATTAACGTATAAAACGAAGCGAAGTATGAAAGCAATTGATTTAATTTTTAGAGAAACGTTGACCGAGGGTCAATTCGAGATGAAAAGCCACGTATTAGTATTTATAGACGAGGCAGGCAACGAGTATAGCGATACCTTTTCAGAGGTACGCCATAACGAAAGATTTGAGAAATACCAATACAAAGGTATGGGATATGAGCACATGCAGAACCTTATGGAGGCTATTTTTTTAAATAAGGTTAACAAGTGAACCAACGTATTAGCAAAAGCGTTATATTTGCATCAATAATTTAAAAAGATAAAGTTATGAAAGAGCAAAAGTTTATTATTGAGGAAGTGAAAAAGCATTTGCAGGCAAGTGCGAGAAAGAACAAATACCAAGTTATTGATGCAGTGCAGGAAATGCCGACGTTCGAAGGGTTTATACTCCCCTACTACGTCTCTACAATGGGAGGAACAAAATACCCCGTGAACGTGGAAGATATGTACATATACTGCGATGAGTGGGAAGAGTTCTACAATGAGACAGTAGCCAAGGTTGCGCAAGCCATTTTGGAAGCCGAACAAATCAAAGAAGCATAAATTAGTTATTCACCATATAAAAAGAAAAGAAAATGAAGATTACACCGTTAACAATCGATTTTGACGTTACAAACGCACAAGAAGTAGAGTTTGTAAATGACCTTATGAACCGTCTATTTGGAAGCGCACCGCTTAAGGCTATGGCAGCGCCTACAGAAAGCCCCGTAAACAGTACAAGTGTACCAACGTTTAGTGAGCCCACACAGACCGCCGCACCCGTTCAAGAATTTAAGAAGGAAGCAAATCCCGAAGCCACAGCGATAGATATTGCAGAGGAAACAATTACCGAAGCTATCGCGGAAGTAAAAAAAGAACTCAGAAAGCCCGTAACTGTCGGGAAGCCCGGAAAGGTAGCAAAGCCAAAGACCGTAAAGGAGGCCCCACAAGCGACGATTGAACCCGAACCCGTACAAGCTCCCACCGAAGAGGAGAAAGCCCCGGAGAGAGCCTCAAACGAGCCTCTAACGGCAAAGGACATGCAGGCGTTCATGATTGACTTAATGAAATCTGGGAAAATCACCCGTCCGCAATTAACGGATATCATGTTGGAGTTCGGCGGCGCGTCTCTTATGCGTATCAAGCCCGAGAAGTTCGAGCTATTGAAACAACGTATTGAAACCTATAACGATTAAAAAGAATGAAAGTACAAGTAGACCACACAAGTAGGGCACACGCCCTACTTTCTCCGAGCAGCTCGCATAGATGGCTTAACTGCACACCGTCTGCACGGTTGGAAGAACCGTATGAGAGCACGAGTAGCGCAGCATCGGAAGAGGGAACGGTAGCGCATGAGTTAGCAGAGCACGCCATAGAAAAGTATTTAGCCGGGGAATACCTACCGTTATTGGACAAATTGCCCGTACCCGATGAGATACGTAACAACAAATATTATAGTTCAGAAATGGAACACTACGTAACAGATTACGTGTGCTATGTGTGCGACATATACGAACTGGAGGAAGGCGCTAAAATGAGTATAGAACGGAAGTTCGACCTAACCACGTACGTTCCCGAGTGTTTCGGTAGCTGTGACTGTGACATAGTAGGCGAAACAGTTCTAAACATCATAGATTTAAAATACGGTAAGGGCGTACAAGTGGACGCTGACGGGAATAGCCAGTTAATGATGTACGCTATTGGAGTTCTTAACTCCTTAGAGCCAGTGCACCGCGCAAAGATTGAAACGGTACGCATGCACATCGCACAAGTACGGTTAGGCAATTACTCTGTATTCGAGATGTCCGCACGGGACTTGACCCACTGGGCAATACACGTACTCCGCCCCACTGCCGAAAAGGCATGGGCAGGACAAGGGGAAACCAAAGTAGGTAGTCATTGTAAGTTCTGCAAGTTCAAAGCACAATGCAGGGCACAGAAAGAGGCTTTAGTTAGCGAGTTCGAGACACACGGGGACACCAAGGCGTTAACTCTTGACGAGATAGGCGATATACTAAGCAAGTCCGATATGTTCACCGACTGGCTGGCATCGGTCAAGACTTTCGCAATGCAAGCCGCTACACGGGGCGAAAAGGTCAAAGGGTGGAAGCTTGTGGAGGGTCGCTCAGTACGTGTCATAAACGACACGGAAACAGCTATAGAGCGCCTAAAGGCTGTAGGTTTCTCAACGGAGGACATAACCAACAGCAAATTAAAAGGTATCGGAGACCTTGAACGCCTGGTAGGTAAAAAACCGCTCGCCGCAATTCTTGACGGGCTGATAGTCAAGCCGCAAGGGCTGCCAACTTTAGCCCCCGAAAGCGATAAGAGGGAGGAGTTAAGCCCAACTATAGATGACTTCGATGAATTAAATTTATAAAAGAAGTTAACGAAAGAACCAACCTATCGAATAAAGCGTTATATTTGCATCATCAATTTAAAAACAAAATGATATGAAAAGTAACAACGGTATTTTAACAGAGAAAGAGATTCAAGAAAGAACCAAGTTTTGGAACAAAAAGCAATTCCGCACATGGACTAACAAGGAACTTGAAAGAACCTCTACAGATATGCAGAAACTTTTGGCAGCCCTAAAGGTATTCAGCATGGACGAGATTAAAGCTATTAGAAAAGCAGATGTGTATGACTGTAGGGTATACAGAACGAACGACCCGAAGTATATCATAGGTATGGCATCTCAAAGAGATTTAGACTACGCTATTTCGATAGCACCAAAAACTTTTAAAGTTAAACAGGGTTAACGAAAGAACCAACCTATCGGTTTATTTGTTATCTTTGCAACATCAAATTAAAAACGGAACGCCCGAACCGATTAGAGGGCAAAAACAATAAAAAAGTTATTATGGCAAAAGCAATGATTAAAAACGTGAGATTGAGTTATGTTAGATTGTTTGAAGCGCAACAAGTCAACGGACAAGGAGAAGCAAGTTACAGTGTATGCTTATTGATTCCGAAGGATAGCCCGGAAGTCCCAAAGATTAAGGAAGCTATCGAAGCCGAGTTTTCAACCCTTAAGGCACGTTATCCGAAGTTGAACGGCAAAGACCCGAAGGTATGGACTAACCCATTAAGAGATGGGGATGCCGAGAAAGACGGCGCAGAGTATCAAGGTTGCTACTTTATCAACACAAAGCGTAAAGAGAAGCAGGGCGCGCCTATTGTAATCGACGGTAAGAAACAGTACATCACAGACCCGAATGAGGTTTATAGCGGTTCTTGGGGCAACGTAGCCGTATCATTCTACCCTTATGAGTTCACCGGGAAGTACGGTATAGGCGTAGGCTTGAACGGTGTGCAGAAGACCAAAGACGATGAAAGACTTGACGGCGGTACGAGCATTGACGATTTTGATTTTGCAGACGATAACGACGATTTATTCAACTAACACTTCAATTAAGCAGATTAATAAACGGGCGGTGTAGCAGCCGCCCAAAAATAAAAAGCAAAAATGGGAAAATACGATTCATACGTAAATGCAGAAGGTGTTAGAATTTCAAAGGCAACGGGCAAACCGTTGAAGAAGTATAATAAGGTCAACAAGGCATACTGGGCAGCTCGTGAGGGCAAAGCAGTAGTAGCAGTACAGCAACCTATAGTTGACGCAGACCCGGTAATAGCAAAGTTACAGAGCCTCTATACAGAGGATGAGATAAAGGGTATTATCGGTTTGAAGGAAGACAAGGGCACGTTTGAACTCATCAACATTGTAGAAAAAACAAAGTCAGGCATAGATGACGGAAATACGGGCATACTGATTGCTTCGGACTTTCACATAGAGGAGACCGTAAAAGCATCAACCGTTTTAGGTCTGAATGAGTTCAACATAGATATTGCAGAGAAGCGCGTTAAGAACTATTTCTCGAACGCTATATACATGGTTAAAAAGCATTCTATAAATAATTTGGTAGTTGGTTTGCTGGGAGACTTCATAGGTGGCTATATTCACGACGAACTGGCGCAAACAAACAGCCAGACCCCAATGCAAGGAATATCCACTATTAAATCATGGCTCATTTCCGGGCTAAAAGCGATGCACGACCAACTTCCCGACGTAGAAAAATTCGTCGTTGTCGGTATATGCGGAAATCATGCAAGAACTACGAAGCGCATGCAGTTTGCGAACGGCTTTGCGATGAACTTTGAATATTTTTTATACAAGGACATCGAACGAACGCTTACTTTAATGGGTCTAACAAAATTTGAGTTTATTATTCCCGAAAGTGAATTTGCGTATCTGGATATATACGGTAGGAAAATTCTTATGTGCCACGGGCATCAAGTTAAGAGTGCAGGAGGCGTAGGCGGTTTATTCCCACCAATGCTAAGATGGTTCGGAAAATTAAACCAGACGATTAAAGTAGATAAGGTTTTCCTCGGGCATTTCCACCAATCCATATATACCAAAGAGTTTTGTGTGAACGGTTCTGTAAAAGGCTACGACGCATACGCATGCGGCATGGGGCTGGCATACGAAGAACCTAAACAGACGTTTGTAGTCCTCAACAAGAAGCGCGGATTTACCACGTACACAAATATTTTTGTAGATTGATATGCTGACTTTTGAAAGAGCAAATGAACTTTTCCGCTATGACCCAATTAGCGGAAAAGTTTTTAGAAAAGTAACAACATCGTCAAGGTCTATTAAGGGCGCGGAGGCAGGGTCACTCGATAAGAGAGAACGTTATTTGCGTGTCACAGTTGACGGGGTGGGTTATCAATTACACCGGGTGATAATGCTTCTCGTACACGGACACCTCGACAAGAGCGTACATGTAGACCATATATCGCACGATAGGGCCTATAATAGGCTGTGTAATTTACGGCTGGTTAGTCTTGCCGAGAACAACAAAAATAAATCTATGGATAGGCGCAACAGCACGGGCGTAACCGGGGTTAAGTTCAACAAAAGATATAATACCTGGGGCGCGCATATCGGGGTAAATAGAACCGAAATACATTTAGGTTCGTTTAAGACCCTGGAAGAAGCAGCCGCCGCACGTGCCGAAGCCGAGAAGTTTTACAACTTTCACCCCAACCACGGTTCATAAATAGTCTAAGGGCTACTAATTGTTAAATAAATGCAATTAGTAGCCTTTCTTCTTGTTTATTAAAAACATTGTCGTACCTTTGCCGTTATAATAGTATTAACAATTAAAACAATGAGTTATGAGACATCTGTTTATTGACTTTGAAACGTATTCCGAAACGGACATTAAAAGCGCTGGTAACTATAAATACTGCGAGGACGAGAATTTCGAGATTCTCCTTTGCGGCTATATGTGGGACACCGATACAGAGGTTACAATCATTGACTTAACGAAGCCCGGGGGACTGACCGAGTTTTACGATTTGTTCGAGTATGTAAAGAACAACGAGGACGTTGTGATAGTAGCACACAATGCTACGTTTGAACGTATATGTTTGCGCGAGTACGGGTTCGACATAAGCCCTATGCGTTTTTTCTGTACGGCTAACATGTCATTGTATTGTGGTATGCCGGCATCATTGGAAGCGGTATCCAATATTCTGAACCTTGATGATAAGAAGAAGGGCACGGGCAAAAACCTTATCCGTTATTTTTCAATTCCGTGCAAGCCTACCAAAACAAACGGAGGGCGCACACGTAATTTACCGGAACACGCCCCCGAGGACTGGAAAGAGTTCATAGATTACCTACGTTATGATGTGCTTTCAGAAAAGGAAATATTCGGTAAGCTGTCCCGGTTTGAATTCCCGGAAGAAGAACAACGCATCTATGCAGCAGACCAGCGTATAAACGATTACGGCATATTGGCAGACCTCGAGCTGGCGCACGCCGCGCAAGATATGGACGAAGAATATAAAGCGCGTCTCACCGAGAAAGCCGAAAAGGATTTCGGGTTAAGTTCTCTAAAGTCCATGTCACAGTTAAAAGGCTTCATTAAAGAGCGTACAGGCGTGGTTATCGACTCACTCGATAAGACTAACATCGAGGGGGTGATAAAGACCATAGCGAGCCTTAAAAACGTTACTGACGAGGATAAGCAAGCAGTGTTAGACGTTATCGACCTCCGTAGGGAAATAGGCAAAACGTCGAATGCCAAATACACCGCCATACTTGCAAGCGCCGGGAGAGGCAACCGTATTAGGGGCTTGTTCCGTTACTACGGGGCGAGCCGTACCGGGCGATGGGCTGGGCGACTGGTTCAATTACAGAACTTACCCCAGAACCACATCGAAGACCTTGATGGGGCACGAGACCTGGCAAAGATGCACGACCTGGATATGATGGAAGTTATATATGACAAGCCTACGCATATACTATCGCAACTTATACGTACCGTGTTTATCGCCCCCGAGGGGTACACGTTCTCCGTAGCTGACTTCTCGGCGATTGAAGCCCGAGTAATCGCATGGGTTGCAAACGAGCAATGGCGTTTAGACTTATTTAACGACCCGAAAGCCGATATCTATTGCGCTTCTGCGTCTAAAATGTTTGGTGTGCCGGTGCATAAGGGCGATGACTTAAGGCAGCGCGGAAAGGTTGCAGAGCTTGCTTTAGGGTACGGGGGCGGTGTTAATGCCCTTACTACAATGGATACTAAAAAAGCGTTAAAGGAAGAAGAAAAACCTCAAATATTGTCAAAATGGAGAGAGGCTAATAAAAAAATAGTATCTTTGTGGCGTTCGTTAGAAGATAGCGCAAAAAGGTGTATCGGGACGAGACGCGAACAAGTTTATAGGATAGACGACGTTTCAAGTATTATTTTCCGATATGAGAGCGGCGCACTGACTATCGAAATACCGAGCGGTAGAAAGCTATTTTATCCGTCGGCAAGAATGGGGAGGCGCACCATAGAAGGCGTTAACGGCTCGTTTGAAGTTGAAGATATATCCTACATGGGTCAAGACCAAACTTCCGGGAAATGGGTTAAGCTAAACACCTACGGGGGCAAGCTAACCGAGAACGTTGTGCAGGCGATAGCCCGTGACTTGCTGGCGAACGCAATTTTTAAGGTATTTGATTTAGGTTTTAATATCGTGTTGCATGTGCATGACGAGATTGCCGCCGAGATACCGAAAGACGGGAACGAAGAAAAGACGCTGCAAATAATGAGCGATGCCATGTGCAGTGCCCCGAGTTGGGCAAAGGGCATACCATTAAGAGCAGCAGGTTATATTACTGAATATTACAAAAAAGATTAAATTATGGAGTTACGAAAAATGGTTTTTAAAATTGCTACAGCAAGCAGCGCGAAGTCTATTTCATGGAAAAACCGCTCCTACTCATGGAACGAGCTGACCGAGAAGCTGGCAAAGGCAACCGTTACGGATGAGACGTACCGGGAGTTTATGAGCGCGAGCAAAGCCGAGCAGGGTAACATTAAAGACGTAGGCGCATTCATGGGTGGCGAGCTGTTCGGCAGCCGCCGAAACAAAAACAATGTCGGAGAACGCTCTATTTTGGCGCTTGATATTGACTACGGAGAAAAGAACTTCCCGGAAGCGTTCTACTCGGTTATTAATTGCGCGTGTATCATTCACGGGACGCACAAGCACAACCCGAAAGCGAACATGCTTCGTTACCGTGTTATTATCCCTTTGTCCGAACCAGTGGACGGGGAACAATACGAAGCCATCGCCCGAAAGGTTGCCGAGTTGACGGGTATCGACTTGTACGACCGCACCACCTTTCAGCCCGAGCGGTGTATGTTTTTCCCATCGGTTTCCAAAGACGTAGACTATGAGTTTATAGATTACTCGGCATTCAACGAAAACCCTTTAGACGTGCAAAAGTATCTGGGCATGTACGACGATTGGAGCGATACGACCGAATGGGCATACCACAAGGACGAGAAGGGCGAAGCCCGGACGCTTGCTAAAGAACAACAAGACCCCACATTGAAGGAGGGTAACGTAGGCGACTTTTGCCGGGCATACACAATAAGCGAGGTTATCGCGGAATACCTACCGGACGTTTACGAACCTACCGAGCAGGATGATAGATGGACTTATACGGGTGGCTCGACTTCGGGCGGCATGCTTACCTTTAATGATATGTTTGCTTATTCGTTCCACAACAACGACCCGATACAAGGCAACCACGTGTTCAACGCCTACGACCTTGTACGTGTACACAAGTTCGGTAAGCTGGATAAGGGCACCGATAGGAAGAACTCGACCGAAGCCATGAACGAACTTGTAAACAAGGATGCGAAGGTAGCCGCGGCACGTGCCCGAATGCTTGCGGTTAAGGCTGGTGAAATCATGGACGATTTCGACGACGTTATAGAAGTAGAGGAGACAACAGACAGCGAGGTAGCAACAACGTACGAGGACGCAATGGCAAAACTCGAAACGAACAAGCACGGCGCTTACCTACCATCGGCGAAGAATTTAGGGCTGATAATGAAGTACGACCCGAACCTAAAGGGGCTTATCGCGCGAGACCTATTTAAAGAACGACGGGTTGTTACACGCATACCTCTTTGGCGCGCAAAGGATAGCTCTCTGGACTTTCAAGATGTGGACTACTCGGGCGTACGTAAACATATCGAGGACATTTACGGCATATCGAATAGTGCAAAGATTGACGATGCTATAGCGCTATCCGCCGAGATGAACTCGTTCCACCCGGTACAGGAATACCTAACAAAATTAAAGTGGGACGGTATCGAAAGAGTTGATAAGGCTTTAATTCACATCATGGGTGCCGAGGATAACATATATACCCGAGAAGCATTCCGAATTATGATGGTAGGGGCAGTTAAGCGTATCTTTCAAAAGGGCTGCAAGTTCGACAGTATGTTAGTGCTACAGTCCGAGCAGGGTGCAGGAAAGAGCACATTTATTCGGATGCTTGGCAAACATTGGTTTTCGGATAGTCTTTCGAGTATGGACGGGAAAAGCGCGTTTGAACAGTTGCAGGGTAATTGGATATTGGAGGTAGCCGAGTTGTCGGCAATGAGACGTTCAGAAGTTGAGGGCGTGAAAAACTTCATTTCTAAAACCGAGGACAGCTTTAGACCGGCATACGGGCGCGTTACTAAGAACTTCCCCCGGCAGTGTATATTTATAGGTACGACCAACAGGGACGAATTTCTAAAGGACGATACGGGAGGCAGACGCTTCTTGCCCGTGAAGGTTAAGGCGAACGCCAATACGCACCTCATCTTTGAAAAGGGCTTCGACGATTACGTAGACCAGCTTTGGGCGGAAGCCGTACAAATGTATTTCCACAAAGTGAGTACGTTGTTATCCCATGAAGCCGAGGTGATTGCCGAGGAAGGACGCGAAGAACATTTCGAGGCAGACCCCCGTACCGCATCGGTGGAGGCGTATTTGGATATGCTCGTACCAGCAGATTGGAGGCGTATGTATTTGAATGAACGACGCATGTACTTTAGGGAGTACGACGCGACAAAGGTAGACCCGGAGGATTTCACACTGGAAAAGATGGACTTCGTTTCGGTTATGCAAATAGCCACGGACGTGTTCGAGATGGAAGTAGGGCGCGTAACAGCTAAGGAAAGCCGCGAGATAGCCGCTATCATGTCTAAAGTACAAGGGTGGCAGCGAGCGGCGAACGGTAAAACCGTTATGGGTCTCGGACGCGTACGAGGATATGAACGTATTGTTAACGAGTGATAACAGAGGGGGTGTAAAAACCCCCAAATGTTAACTAACTGTTAACAGAATAACTAAATGAGATTTATTTCTTAAATGGTGTTAACGGAATATACAACCTATTGTTATTTGCCGTATATTTGTAATGTCAAAAGGAAATAATAACAATTTAAAAACTAAAGATTATGAGAGATTATGGTAGTGCAAGTGTTAGCTGCAAGAGAATATTTATTAACCCATGCGCAGAAGATGAGTACAAAGTGACTATAATAGCCAACGGAACGAAATATGTAATGTACACCCTTGGAGGCATGTTTGAACCCGATGATTTAATTTGCGATAGGATGTACAAACAATGGTTGAAAGAAAGCAAATAAAAAATAGGTTTGCGGTGAACCTTTTAAAACCGCAAACGTTTATATCATATAACAATTTAAAAAACAAAAGATTATGAAAAAGTTAGTAGTATTAGCAGTGTTAATTCTTACAAGTGTATCAATGTTTAGTCAAATCACATCACAGGGCAAGCCCGATGTACTGAAATCGTTCCGTATGGGCGTTTGCAAATTGGTAGATACCAATGGGGAAATAACCATTGAGGCGATAACGCGCGAGTCTGTAGGGCATGTTATGAAAGTCTATTTAGGTACACCCGAGGAAGCGGCGGTAACGCTTGCAAGCCTTGCAGAATACAAGCCTGGTAAGGGCGAGACGGTCAACCTAAACAACCCGAGCAACAACGAAGCGTATTTCCAAAAGCTTACTGGCTCCTGGATAATCACCGAGAAGTTAACGGAGGTTTTCAGCATAGCCGTAAGCCGCGGAGAGCTTAAAAAGATGGTTGAAGCGTTGGAAAATTAAAGAAGTGTTTTTATTATATACAATTTTAAAAAGAAAAGATTATGAAAAGTGGAAATTTTATTGAGATGTCATTCGTAGTTAAGGGTGAATTACAAGTAGAGTTTATCAACGTTGAACACGTATCTCGTATTATGCGCATGGAATACAGACCATTTATTGGTATGCTGGGACAGACCTACACGCGCCAGATAACAGAAGAAAGCTACGAAGACCTAATGAACGCTATTAACCTGGAAGACTAAAAAAGCAATGGTACATATATTAAAAGTTATTGCAGTAAATGCAGGGGAACGTACCTCCTACTATCCGACCCCCGAAGATGGGGTGTTTCCAGACGTGGAGATGGCACGGGAGTTTTATAAAAATGAGTTCAAAACAAATAAAATAATATTGTGTTATGCCAACAAATGAAAATGTACAGATTTACAATGTAGGAAAGTCCGATGCAGAAGACATTCGGGCATATAATGTAGGTGCGTCTGATTATGCGCGGCATAAGATACAACCATGGGATATATATCTAGAATATAATCTGAACCCGTGGGACGCTGATATAGTAAAGCGCGTGTTACGCACCAAGAAAACGGATACTAGAATTATGGATTATGAAAAAATTATTCACACGTGTAAAGAGCGTATTAGGCAAATAAATTTATATGGAAAATAGAATATTTAAAGGGGTTGTTGAATACAACCCCGATACAGGAAAATTCGTTTGGATTAAGCCAACTAGCAATAGAGTGCGGGCGGGGGCAGAGATTGGGAATAGAAATGATAGATACGTGAACATACTAGGCATTAGGTATATGTTGCACCGTATAGCCGTTGAATTAATGACGGGTAAACAGATACCCCCCGGATTTGTAGTTGACCACATAAATCAAGACACCCACGGCAATCGTATAACAAACCTAAGAGTTATAAAGGAAAAGGACAACGCCAGGAATAAGCCCAAAAGAAGAGACAATACGTCGGGCGTGACTGGAGTTTGTTTTGACAAGTGGGGGCACACATGGAGAGCGTATATTGTAGACCCAAACGGGAAATTAATAAGGCTAGGGAGATTCAAGAACCCCGAAGAAGCCATAAGGGCACGTAAGGACAAGGAAAAGGAATTCAATTATCATAAAAACCACGGAATAAATTTAAGTAAGAATGAGTACAGAAGCAAGTGAGAAAATAATTAGTGAAAAGTTTTTAGAGCGTACCCTATCGGAGATGCTTAACCCGTGGGACGCGGATATAGTGAAACGCGTGCTACGCAGCAAAGAAGGCGAGGCGCGGACGCTTGACTACGAAAAGATTATCCACATTTGCAAATATCGCATTGCGGAGCTATCTAAGGAAGTTTTAAAGGAGCCCAAGACAGTTGCACCAGTTAAGGAAGTCTTAAAGGAGCCCAAGACAGTTGCACCAGTTAAGGAAGAAAAACCCGTATGGGAAGGCGAAAGCGACGACACGACGGTATTTTGCTTGGACGAGACAAAGAAGCCCGCAATGTACTATATCGAGGGAACGAAGTGGAACGGTAAGTATGTCGGTTACTCGGTGTTCATGGCTGGTAACACCCCCTATATGTATTTGGGTGTCGACGCAGAGGGATGCCACTTGTATGCAACCCTTTCGACGCGAGAGCATTGGTATTTTACCCCAGAAACGCACCTACCGCCCCGGACGTTCAAGCTAAAATATACCAGCCTTTTCGACAGCCACAGAAGCTCGTTAAAGATAGGGTACTTAGGTACGCTCTACGTGAAGCACGATTATATCATAACGGACAATGAGCATTTGCTCCGCTACTTTGGAACGAAAGGCAACAAGTTTTCATACCGTGATATGTCGGCAAAACGTGCGGATGGCTCCTACCCCGAGTTCTTAAGCAATGTTAAGTTAGAAAACAAAGCAATTCAATTCACGTTATGATAGGCAACCAAGAATACGCGTACGGTATCGGAGATGAAATAGTACATAATGGAGAGGTTTTAAAGTATAGGGGCTATTATAACGGGCACATCTATACAACTACAGTAGACCACGAATCCGGGGAATTTGCCGAGACAGTGGTATTTGAAAACAAATTGAGAAATGAAGGAAATAATAAGTGAAAAAGATTTAGAGCGTACATTCTCCGAGAAGCTTAACCGAACAAAAAAAGTGTGGGTAATAAAACTATTATCCACCTTTATAAAAGGTTTGCCGGATAGAATGATACTTTGCCAGGGTGGGTATGTAGGCTTTGCCGAGATAAAGACCACGGGTAAGAAACCAACCAAGATACAATTACTGATACATAGCAAGTTAGAGGTTTTAGGCTTCAAAGTATTTGTTATCGATGATTTGGAAAGCAGGGACGCTGCAATAAGTTTCTTCTTAAGAAATGTTAGGGAAATAAACAACGTACCGGGAAAAGGGTTATCTTTGTAGCATCAAATTAAAAAACAGAAATCATGAAAAAGAGAAGTTTAAAAGAAGAAATTGAATACCGTTTAGGTATGTACTTTGGTATCAAGTCTGGCGCGCTGTATGTGTGCGATGAAAAATTCGGTAACACCGAGGAAATTCTAAAGCAGTTGCAACACGATATTACCCAGGACGTTAATCTCCTTTCGCGTAAAACGCTGGGGTATGTATCGGACGAGCAGGATTTCAAAAGCATTTGTGTGTTCTACAAAACTAAATTAATGAAGTAATAAAGCTATGATAAACTATATAGATTTAAAGTTAAAGTGTATCGCAGGACACACCGAAATAGTAATCAACGGGCAGCGCATCAAGTGCGCTGCCGATTACGACAGAGTAATAGAGCACGTAACCCCGGCAGCTCTCCATGAGTTCAGCGCCCAGTTATCAATGATAAAAGCAATGTTGTGTTATGTTAGAACTTAGATACGAAGAAGTAGCGAGGCTATTTACATACGACCGGGAAGCAGGCGTACTGTATTGGGGAATTAGAGACCGTAACACTATCCGGCGTAAATATGTTGCAGGCTCCATTAAAGGAGCTAAAGACGGATATAGGCGGGTGGGTATCAAAGGAAAGACGTACCAGGAACACCGCATTATAATGATGCTTTGCTTTGGGCATATCCCGGAGAACGCCGAGATAGACCATATAAACCACGTGCGGTATGATAACCGCCTGGTTAACCTACGGTTTGTAACACAGGGGGAGAACCTCAAAAATCAGTCGGTAAGCAGCAAAAGCACTACGGGCGTTACGGGGGTCTACTTTAGTAAGTCCCGAAATAAATTTATAGCTCAAATTAAGGTGAACCGCCAAGTACATTATTTAGGGTGTTATAATACGTTAGAAGAAGCCGCCGCTGCACGGGCGGAAGCCAATTTAAAATTTAAGTTTAATAATAACCACGGAAAAGGGAGGGTAGAATATGTTAGAAAGAAATCAAATGCATGATTACCAAAAGAGGGCGGTAGAGCATATCATAAACAATGAATGCAGCGCTCTGTTTCTTTCATGTGGCATGGGCAAAACTGTTTCCACGTTAACAGCCATCAAAGACCTTTTGGATAATTGCATTATATCTAATTGCCTGGTAATAGCCCCGAAGAAAGTAACGCAGGTTACATGGAGCGATGAGATTAAAGCATGGGCGCACCTTAAAGACTTGACGATTTCCGTTATCGACGGTACCGTTAAACAACGCCGGGAAGCCTACGAGAAGAAAGCGGACATATACGCAATTAGCCGTGATAACATTGTTTGGCTCGTAATGGAGTACGGAGGTATTAAACTTCCCTATGATATGGTAGTTATCGATGAGTTGAGCAGTTTTAAGAACTACGCCTCAAAGCGTTTTAAAGCTCTTAGAAAGGTTCGTAAGTTCATACCGCGAGTAGTAGGCTTGACGGGTACGCCATCGCCAAACGGGCTAATAGACCTATTTGCGCAAATGTATTTGATAGATGAAGGGCAAAGGCTCGGTAAATCAATCACAGCGTACAGGGATAGGTTTTTCAGACCCGATAAACGGAACGGTGATGTAGTGTACAGCTATGCCTTGAAAAGCCCCCAGGAGGAAACAGAGAAGCAAATAAGTGACCTAATAGGTGATATAACCATATCGATGACGGCAGAGGACTATTTGAAGATGCCCGACCGCATTAACATATACGACCGCGTAGAGTTGTCCCCGAAGGTGCTGGCGCAATATAAGGAGTTTGAGAAGGAACAAGTATTGGAGCTTATTAACTCGGACGAGCCGATAAGCGCGGCAAGTGCAGCTGCGTTGTCCAATAAGCTACAGCAGTTCGCGAACGGTGCGATATATGATGCCAGCCAAAAGGTTATCGAGTTGCACGACGAGAAGTTAGAGAAACTCGAGGAGCTGGTAGAGGCTGCGAACGGTTCGCCCGTATTGATTGCCTACTCCTACAAGCACGACCTTGAACGCATAATGCGGAAGCTAAAGGCATATAAGCCCGTAAAATTGGAGAAGCCCGAGCAGATAGCCGACTGGAACGCCGGGAAAATTAAAGTGCTGGTAACGCACCCGGCGAGCGCAGGGCACGGGCTTAACCTACAAAAAGGTGGGCATACGCTTATATGGTTCGGTAATACCTGGAGCCTGGAACTATACATGCAGTTCAACGCCCGGTTGTATCGCCAGGGGCAAACGTACCCCGTAACCGTTCATCACATCTTAACCACTGGAACGGTAGACGAGAAGATAATAAAAGCCCTGGAAGGCAAGAAACAGACGCAAGACGGGTTAATGGAGAGCATTAAAGAACTTATGGAGTTTTACAGTAGGAAATGAAAAAGCTAATAGTAGTTATCGCAGTCCTACTACTTTTGGTAGGCTGCTCGGCCGTACAGAATGCAGCGGACAGCGGACAGCATACAACGTAATTTCAAGCTACAGCAATTAGAGTACGGGCTATCGCTGAAAGATAGTTTAATACCTAAATGATGTTAACGAAAGAACCAACGTAACTGGGAAAGCGTTATATTTGTATCAACGATTTAAAAACAGAAGATTATGGAAAAGTATTCAAAAGCAGTTAGTGAGATGTACTCACAGTTTAATCAGAGAGAAGCCCATCCGATGGAAAAGTACATAGGGCGATTTGCTAAATTAGGCGACGACGAATTGAAGTTAATGCGGTATGGCTGCGATGAATTGTTGGCAGCAGGGTGTAGTCGCAATGAATTCGAGGTAGTGGGATATAGCCGCAAGGATTTGGAGGACGAAGGCTTTCTGATAATAGACGCCTCGAAAAGTGGAGGCTGGTTGGAACAGGAACTGGAACCTTTCGACTTCGTATTCAAAGAATGCAAGTATTATTGGTACGTTAATATCAACGATTTAATAAATTAGAAGATTATGATTAGAAACAAAGATTTCGCAATGCTGTACGCAGGCCGTGCAGTATTTAACAAGAACGGTGAGTATGCCGGTGTGGTAGTTGGTTGGAACGATATGCTCGGCGTTATACTGGGCGTTGACCACGGGGACAGTTGGCAGACCTGGAGCCTTACCGACATAGGCGTGTCCGAGGATGAATTTCCGTCCTATGAATACCGTAACGCCGGGATGCTGGTAGAGCCGGACAAGCTGATGGAAGAGGAAGCTCCGAAGCACAAGACGATAGGTGAGCTTATCAAGGAGCACGAAGGTGTGCGAGGTATCCAATTCTCGACGGACGAACACGGCAATGTGCAGGCTGTCTATATTAGGGGCAAGCACGGCGGTATGAAGCTTGTGAGCATGGGAGACGGTTTAGAAAATGTATCATCAAAAATTTAAAAATGTATGGAAGCATTAATGTGTTTATTTGGAATAGCAATAGGTGCCGGTTTGGTAACTGGTTTGTGGTGTGTGGCAAAGTTCGCAGCCCGTAACATAGATGGGGAGTACGACGAGTAATGGAGTGTTTAACGAAAACAAGAATAAGAAAATGGCTAAAGAACCAAAGCTCCCCCATAAGCTTAAATGGGGCGATAGGACAACCGCAAGGGTTGACGAAGTAGATTACCTTATCGGTATCAGAGTAGTGGGCTATACGAGCCTAAAAGACGTGATTATAGTAGAAGTACATGAAAGTGTGGCGGACGAGGTGGGCGCATGGAGTGCGCCCGAAGACTTATATAGCGCAGGCAGCAGCGACGTGTTTATGAAGAAGCCACGAGCCGGGGCATATTACAAGTATATAAAGATTAAAAACATCGTGCATGAGGAAAGTTAGTTTTATGGATATAGCGGTATGCCTTAACTGCCACGTATTCATCATATGGGAGTTCATACGAAGGTACGGATATACCGCCGGGGTAACAAAAGACAAGTACGGGCGCGGTTATGTAGAAGCCGGGCTTTGCAACGGTTGGGTTGATAAGCTGGCAAAGTATGTAGCCGCCCAGGACTTCACATATAAGCAGCCTATTAATAAAAGGCAGTATCTTATCAGAGACGAAGCCCGGTTAGTCGAGGAGAAAAGAAACGAGCAGGACATATCAAGAACCTACGGAATTGACCCGGACGGAAGGATAAAAAGGGTATCAACGTTCAAGAACGGAACGGTTCAAACGTGGTATTGGTGTCGGTCTTCGCTCGGGTGGAAATTGACATAATGAAAGCGGTTTGCCTATAGGAGTTAGCAGTATGATAGTGCCCTCTACGAAAGCCTATTGGCAAACCAAATGATAGCGATTAGCCCAAATCTGATTACAAAATGTCAGATTTGGGCTTTTGTTTATATTCAGAAAAAAGA